TTGTTCCAAGAATCAACTATCTCTCGATTATCTTTGAACTCTCTGGCTACGACTTTACCTAACTTTGTTTTACGAATTCCTCGTTTGTCGTGTCTTCTGTATTGTCCAAAGACTTCATTGTATTTCTTTGCCTCTGGGTTGTCTGGGTTTTGATTTACCCAATTGGTCAAATTGACAATACCACTAGCGGTCGAAGAATCAATCCCACTCTCAGCCTCCGCATCATCTGTGGCTTGTATCCAAGCAGTATAGAGCATATTTTTTCGCTTGAGGAAAGCACTTTTGTCTTGCTTCCTCATAACCATCCAGCCTTCTGGTGTGTGTTCTATTTCATGCCCCAACTCTTTCATTCTCGCATCGATAGCTCT